ACAGTGCCACCATCGTCAAACTGAATCAGTGAGCCTACTGTTGCCCATTGCTTTTTGGCCTGACCATTACGATCCTGATATTCACGGACGACTACTGCGGCGTCCTTTATCTTTTTTGCAGGCATATTACTTTTTCTCCATGTTGTTAGAAATTTCAACTGCGATACCCTTCAGCTTATCGGCAGCATCTGGGTTGGTTTTCTTGAGTAGAGCAACACCTTCCTTCGTTTTGCTTCTCAATTCTTCTATTGACAAACAGGCTTCCAATTCCTGTTTCCATTTACCTACTAACGCATCAATATCTACGCCAGCAGGACTTGCTGTAACCGCCTCTAAGGCGTCATGTTCGACGATCTCTAGTGCAGCCACCCACAGGTAGCGCCTAGAGTATGTTTGGCAAGCACCGACCTGCTGAATAGGGTGTGTGCCTTTAAGGGGAGCCTCTGCCATAGGTGAAGTAATGAAGATGACTCCATCACCTTCTGTCTCATGGATCTGCATCAATGCTTCTTCATCAGTGAAGGAAACAAACGCACACAGACCTACTTCATCAAAGATCTGAAGTGCAGGGACCAAGAAGTCACCCAGTTCAAAATATTTGTACCCAGCGAATTTGTTGTGGCCAGTCTTCTCAAGCTTCATCTTGTGGAACTTGGAACGGGCCTCATTCAGTTTCTTATAAATGGTCATTGTCTTCCTCATGGTCTAGTGATTGTTCGATGGCGTATTTCTGTGCAATAGCCTTGTCTAGCAGGTCTTCCAAATTCTCAATGGCGTCACAGATATCTTTGTATTCTTTCTCTAGCTGTTTTTTAGTCATATAGTGCTTTAGCCTTCTCAATGTTGATCCTAAGTAATCTTCTGCTTTTAGCATCATTGCTTAACTCACCATAAATTTGATTGTTAGCGTTTTTTATCAGTCCCTCCTTGAACACTTGTGGGTCCATATCCAGCAACGATAGATAGTGATCTACTTGATTGCTGATTAGAAATGCTGCCGCATCGACTCCGTAATAAGGGCATGTTTTTGCTTCTTGCACAGCGGATTCAATGATCGCGCCGATCAGTCGCCTTTCTGGTAATGCTAAGTCCATAGTCTCCCCGTTGTTTGCACGGTAACACCGTGTAGGACAATGATAGTGTGTGGGGTCTAGATGTCAATACCCCTGAGAAAAAAAAAGCCCCAGTGGGGTGCTGGGGCAAAGGATCGCCAGGAGAGAGGGCTGGCTGAGTGAACAATGAAGACTAATTGTATCAGTGAAGATGTTGGTTTGTCTCTTTGTTGTTTAGCTGAATGTTCATTTTTATGGCATCAGACACTACAGTTGCCATTCTTTCAGGCTCATCCCAATATTCCATAGCAACGTGAGATAGCAGGGCTGTCAGCATAGTTGCCAGTTCATCTGACTGATCTGATGACAGATCCTTTTCAGCAATCTTTTGAAAGAACCAGTCCAAAAATGGATCGAACTCATCGTCCGTCAGCATTTTGCTCTTTGGACTCAACCAGTTCTTCAATGCTTGGGAGATCAATGTCATCACGGTTTACCTTCCGATAGCGCATATGTTTATCAAGACAATTAAAAATAAAGCCAGAAATAGAGATGTATTCTCTTTCTGCAAGCGCCTCTACCCGCTCATAAAGCTTTAGAGGCATACGAACACTGATGGACTTTGTTTCTTTCTTAGACATGGCCGCTCCTTAACGCCTTCCAACTAACTGGAAAGAGTTTTACCATGTATGCGTCAATTTCTCTAGCGACATCCGCTGTCTCTTTTTGGGCATAAGGAGCAAGACGCTGATTACAGACCCTAGCGAATAAAGCCACTGATCCGGTCCACACCCAAGTAGTCTCAGTGCAAATCGGCAGGACTGCCCTAGCTTGCTCAGGACAGACCCCTGACAACAAAAGATCATCATATAGCTGAAGGCATGTACTCATTGTTTTTTCAATGAAACTTCTCATAGATGTGTCCATGGGGATTAAATCACTGGCTGACCCTTGTTTTACATTTTCAGCACGTTTTCTCCATTCAGTAGGGACATCAAGGGTGATGCCATAATCTACATAGCGCCTACTGATTTCGTTTACTGATCCACCGATTTGGTGTTTAGCTAACTGTCGGGCCACATAGATCGGCATAGTCACCCTGAATGACGCTGAAGCGTGTGTAAAGGGCGTCCAATGTCCGTGTGATGCAAGATAGTTAATCAACTTAACATCCGCTTCTAAGATGTTTCCGTTCTCATCGTAGGAAGACACTTTGTGGAAACTGCACCTGGCGGCATTGACGATAGAAATGTCGTTGCCCATGTGATCAATAAATTCTACTTTCATTTGTTCAATGCCTTGTGAAAAAGTATAAGCGTTCTCAATTCATCCAAAAGTTCTCTAATCTCTTTTTCTGTTAGTTTCTGTAAATGCAATGTTCCTTTAGACATTACTGCAACATAAAAAAACCCGTTTGTTTCATTAAATGCAACGTAAGGCGTCATTTTGGTTGCTGCTCATAAAATGGTTTGTGTCTCATAAGGTTCATGTTTTGAGACGTTATGTTTTGTAGCCGTTGGGCTACGATTCCTCCCTGCGTACTTCACCAGTATTGGGGTCGTATGAAAAAAGCTCTTTTACTTTCTCTTGTGTAAGCATCACGGCATCTCCTGACCTATAACTGCGGCTGCACGAACTATGGCTCTACGGGTTGCGGCGTAGGGGTCGTCTCCTTCTTCTCTAATGTTTACTCTAGAATCGCTGAAGCAAATTACATCAGCCTTGATTGTTTGATGGATTGGTATGCTGATCCCCATATTTAACTTCACCGCAAGGCGCAGAGCATCGCCATCGTCGAGTAAAGGATTCCAGAAAGCATCAGTCTCAGCGCACCATGGATAGTACTGGTCATCATCGTAATGCTCTTCTAGGTTATACCCTGCCGCTTTCGCAGCTAGGGTAAGGAGTTCTTTGTCGTTCATTCTTCCTCCTCCCATTCGACGCGGACGCAGGCTACTCTTCCAATACCTTCGTTTTTGTCTGCGCTTTCTTTTGTGTCATGAATAATTGCGTAGTCGTCATCTTTATAAACATTCACCCACCCCTCTTTCTTCACGCGCTTGGGTTTGATGCGGTAGTTCACAGTTTCGTACCAATCAGGCTCATTGATATCTATCCAACTTCCTTTGTGTTCGTATTGAATCTCCTCACCATTTGCCCACGCGACGATTACATCGTAGTGTTTGTGTTTAGTTCCCATCATCCCCTCCTATTCCATGCTGCTTCTCAGCCAATCGGACACCTTGTTTGAAAGCTGTGTATGAAGAAAACATAGACCCGTCCAATTCAAATTTAGAATCAATCTCCTCCTCCGTCATCGGCTTCCTTGCTGGCGAGGGTCTGGTGTATAGGGGGATATCTTTATTCCCCCACAATGGTTCTGCATACATATAGCAAGACACTTCATCCTTTAATGCGCCTAATTCTTCTGGGTTTGTCCACGCCACAGGCTCCGCTTCTGGCTCGGCGGTGAGGTAAGCGCGGATGTCTCTAAGCAGCGGCTCACTTTCTGGCTCAAGTGTCGGATACCAAAACTCCAAAGCATTAAGCGCCCGTCTCAGCAGTTCGGTTGCGTTACTCATCATCCCCTCCTATCCCGTGGTGCTTTTCTGCAAACCGGACGCCTTCTGCAAACGATCTTTCGCAATAATGCTCATTCGTTGCAATCTCTTCGTCTATCTCCTCCTCCGTCATCGGCTTTCTTGCTGGCTCGGCTTTTGGCGATGCATACACAGCTTTATAGTCGTAATAGTCTACTGGCTCTTCTTCAACAAACTCCCACCAGCCAAGCCCTGCATCCCATAGTAAATAGCCAATAGGATTAGAGTCAGTTGATTGATCTTGTTCTTTAAGTGCTTGTTCCATAACCTCTTTCGGTGTACAAGTGTGTACATCTGCTGGGTTTGTTTTGCCGCATCGTGGGCAGAGGGTGTTAGTTGTCATCTTTCTTCCTCCCCTTAAACCTAACCCCTCGCGCTTCCAAGGCATCCATAGCTTTTTCACGTTCTTCTGGTTCCATAGCCTCCAACTCCCGCATGAGGCCCCCTGATATGATGGCGAAGAAATCCCTCGTCTCATCTGGACTCATCACAGGGCTTAAACTTTTATCTCCCATATTCATCTTTCTTACTCCAAATTAACAAGCATTCGGATAATTACAGAACTCACAATGCCACGCATGGTCATGCCAGAACACCGGATTGGCGCATACAGGACACTCTGGTATGCGAATGTTAGGGCTATCTAGATCATCATCATTCATGATTTTCTCCAAATTGGTTCGGGGATAAGGATTTGAACCTCAGTTGACGGAGTCAGAGTCCGTAGTCCTACCGCTAGACGATCCCCGAATTGTTATTTTTTCTCTTCTTCTTTGTAGCCTATAGGCGACATTACGTTGTGAAACTTTTCGGCTTCCCTGACACCTTGGATGAAGCTGGATTTATGGAAAACCCATCCTTTGGCCTCTATGACTTTTTTAGAATAATCACAAAGGCGCTGTAGATCTTCTCCAATCCTACCGTTCATTGGCAAGGCTTAGGTTCAATTGCTTCATGGTGTATTGAGTGCAACGGGCTTTTATGCCAACAGCGTCAGTTGCCGTGCATTCAAAAGAGTTGCTATTGATAGATACCATTTCTTCACTTGTTGCAACATATCGAAGCGACATGGCGCTGATAGCAACAATTAAAAACCATGCCCAGCCGCCATCAATGACCCAAGCACCTACTTTTTCTAGTAATTTCATTGTTCTTGCCCCAATAATGATTTGTGTTCTTGCCAGCAATGATCTATGTGTTGTTCTAGTAAAAACTTAGCTTTAATAGGATCTGTACAAAGTGTGTACAAGATTTCTTCAATGACCAAACGGTTATCAAGGATCTCAACAATTGTGTTGTCTTCTTCCCACTCTTGACGGGCTTTAAAGTCCGCGCTGCTAATGATTTTTTTAAGCGTAGACATATCCATTGCCGCTCATCTCTTTCATTTTGTTGATAGATGTTTCGATAAGAACATAGCCACAAATAAGGGCATTCCGTTCTTCATCAGACTTTGCAACTTTGCTCATATCTCTCAAAACCAGAGCATGTGCAGTGCGTTCTTTGATGATTGCTTGAAGTGTTTCTGACATCTTATAACTCCGGTATAAATGATTCGGTTTCTTTTCTACGCTGTTCAGCCCGAATGTGAACTTGCAATGCCCTAGCTGAGAAGATTCCCCAGCGTGAAAACAAACCCTGCATGTCCTGGCGGTCAATGCCAGCGTTCTCAAACATCTTGTTTAGCTGGTGAAGTGTCTTTTGCTCACACTTTTTAGGCGTGATGCCGCTTTTAAGGGCCTTCCTTGCCACTTCGTCTTTACAAGGTTCATAGGTGTAATCCGTGATCTTGTTCATGCTTCTCTCTTGTTGATTGCTGGGTCACACCCAGTGATTGCAATGCTAGACACGGTAAGACAGGATGTCAATAGACTTGACAAAAATAATTTGTGTGGCAGAATTTCACTGTCAGCGTGCAAACTGATGAAAGCCGATTGAACTGTCCCTGCCCCTTGTGCGAATGTTTTCGTTAAAAGAGGGGTTTGCACCGGGGGCAGTATCAATCGGTTTTTTATTGCTTGTTGTCCAGCCTGATGCGCTGTGAGTTTGTGAGGGGTTTACGTCCCTGCCCATCAGAAAAGCGTGGAAGATAACGCTCCAGGTACACCTACTGGATGCGGGTCAGACTTAGCAAGGGTACTGACTAAAAGAGCGTCCCCGTGGAAAACCGCCCTGCGCTCACTAAACAGAACTGCTACTCCGGTCACCTGGGGCTAACAATAGCTTGGGGAAAGTGGAAGAGATCTCAATTTTAGAGTTCCCTCCACCTTGGGTAGGATATGGTCTGAAAAAATAACGGAAGTCTTATGAAAATAGTGAAAATCACTACTGATATGTTGTTACTGGCGGCAATTATCGGGGGATTTAGGACGTTGACGGCCAGAAATTGCGGAGTGGCTGACCGTAAGATTGGGAAACAATCAGGTCTTGAAGGGGATCAGGATGGCTTTCTTGGTGAGCTAGCCTTTTGTCAAATGATGAACGTCTATCCAGATCTTGGGCTGACTCCACGATCAGGATCAGCAGATGCAGTTGTTGAGAAAGATGGCAAGAAATTTAATTTTGATGTTAAGACCACCAGGGTATTGACAGGACGACTTCTGGCGACTAAAAAGTTAAACGAAGACGTAGACATCTACGCTCTGGCTATCATCGACGGCGATGAGGTTAAATTTCCTGGCTATGCTTTGGCTGAAGATCTCTGTAGAGAGGAGAATTTGACCGACTTAGGGCATGGCAAAGGATATGCTTTAAAACAATCACAATTAAAGAAGTGGACATGAACGTACAATTAAGAGACTACCAAGCGGAAGCTATGGTAAAGATAAGGGCGTCCTTCAAGGGCGGCAACAAAAGAGTGATG